GCAGGGTATGGTACTGCATCTGAGAAGCACCGCCAGATCAGAGAGTGGGCAGGATCTCTTGCCTATGAAACTGGAATGAATGTGGTCTTCATTGGACACGCCGACACTGAGACGTTGGACTTGCCTGATCTAGATCCATACGCAAGGTATTGCGTGAGAATGCATAAGAAGAGCATTCCACATTACACTGATAATGTTGACCTAGTTGGATTAATCCGACTGAAGACATTTACTCGCGGAGATGGCGATAAGAAGCGCGCCATTTCTACAGGTGAACGTGAGATACTGTGCTTTCCACAGGCATCATCAGTCACCAAAAATCGGTTCAACATTACTGAACCACTGCCATTTACATTTGATGGCGGCAATCCATTTTCACAATTTGTATCAGAGTAGGAGAACTCACATGGACTTAAACGGATTTAACGCATTGGAAATTGAGCCAACAACAACTAACGAACCAATCCCAGCAGATTGGTACAAGGCTGTAATTTCTAACACCGAGCAGAAGGCAACTAAAGCTGGAACTGGCTCATACCTAGAACTCACAATTGACGTGATCGAAGGATCATATCAAGGCAGAAAAATTTGGGATCGACTAAACTTACAGAACCCAAACCAAACTGCGGTTGAGATTGCACAACGTAATCTATCGAGCATTTGTCGTGCCGTTGGTGTTAACAACCCAAAGGATAGTGTTGAGTTATGTGACAAGCCACTGATGGTTAAAGTTGCAGTTAGAGCGGCTGATGGTCAGTACGATGCCACTAACGAAGTTAAGGGTTACGATGCGGCAGGTGGAGCTACGGCTACTGCATCACCTGTAGTTGCAACTGCGAGTGCATCTACACCACCTTGGAAGAAGTAACGTCTACCTCTGGATCGGCTCCGTGTGAGCCGATTTACTAGATAGATGGAGAAGCCAATGAACCTTGAACAATACATGACGCCAGAAACAGTTCGCCTCATTTACGAGAAATATCAACAGAAACGAAAGAATGAGCATCGACCTCACTTGGGTGGATCTCAAATTGGCAATGAATGTAGTCGCGCACTTTGGTATCAGTTTAGGCACGCATGGACGCCAGACTTCTCTGGGAGAATACTTCGATTGTTTGAAACAGGTGATCGTGAAGAAGATCGTGTTGTATCTAACCTAAGAGATATCGGTGTAGAGATTTGGGAAGTAGACCCAGAAACTGGCAAGCAAGTTAGATTTACAGAATGTGGTGGTCACTTTGCATTGTCTCTGGATGGTGTAGGTCTTGGGTTTCCTGAGAGCAGTAAGCCACACACACTTGAATTTAAAACGATGAACACCAGAAGTTTTAAAGATATCGAGAAGAAGGGATTACAGAAAAGCAAGCCGATCTATTGGGCGCAATGCCAGATTGGTATGCACTTAGCTGAATTAGAGAACTGCTACTTCTTTGCAGTTTGCAAAGAGACTGACGCTATTTATGCAGAACGTCTAAAGCTAGATAAGTCTGAGGCTATGCAACTTATCGAGAAGGCAAATAAAATTATATTTGCAGAGACGCCACCATCAAAACTAAATGAGGATGCAAGTTTTTGGCAATGCAAGTTCTGTCCGTATTGGGCTGTATGTCATGGATGTAAAATACCAGAAGTTAGTTGTAGGACTTGTAGCCATGTGACCCCAGAGAAAGATGGCACTTGGAGTTGCGCCAAAGGGAAGCCCACAGTTACCTGTGATGAACATCTATACATCCCACAAATCATGCCAAAAGATTTGGTGGTGCATGATGCTGGGGATGACTTTGTTGAGTATCAAGATCAAGATACTGGCGAGATTATTAAGAACAAGGGGAACAGCCAAGCTATCTTTGATGGGAGGATGGTGTAATGGTTTTAAATGTAAGATTGACTAGATCAGAAATGTCAGAAGTAAAACAAGCGGCGGCTTTACGTTGGCAATTGGCAAGGGCAAGCGGTGTTGCAAATCAACGCAAAGATATTAGATCAGATGCTGATATTGATCTTCTAGGTTTAAAGGCTGAAATGGCAGTCGCAAAAGCCTTACATCTTCCATATAGAGCATCTGACCTTGGCATAGATAGTGGTGCTGATATGTGGTCTGAAGACGTAAGTATTGACGTGAAGGCAACGTATCATAAATCAGGCAAGCTATTATTTAAATCCTTAGATTCGTTTGTCGCTGAATACGCAATATTAGTTACCATATCTGATGATGAAGATGTGATGCGTATTGTTGGAGGTATGGGTAGAGATAGATTTAAATTAGAAGCAGTAGAGACAGACTTGGGTAGGGGTATATGTTGGGTTGCACCTCAAGACATATTAACACCCATAGAAGGCGTTTGGCTTACATTAACTCAGTGGAGGTTGTGCAGATGACCTTTAAGTTATCTTTGATGGCAGAATGAAATGATAGAAGACACGATAGTGAGAGAGGCTGTATTAGAAGATATAAAATATGTTGTCAGCCTCAGTAAAAAAGAAAGTTTGAGTTTAGGTTTTATTCCAAAGATGGCGTATGAATCTGCGATCACAGGAATTAAAACTGGCAAGAGATGGTCACCTGTTTGTAATGACAAACTATTTGTGTGTACTGTTAACGATGACCTTGTTGGTTTTTGCCTAGCTAGTTTTGGCAAAAGAAATGCAATCTACCGCAAGGGAAAGATAGCTCAGATTTGCCTCCAAGAAGATGCCAGAAAATTTGAAAGGGGCAAACTGCTTTTAAACGTAGTTATCAATTGGGGTAAGTCTATTGGGACTTTATCTTTTGATGCAGGTTGTGCTGACGATCTGGAAAGTAATTTCTTTTGGCAAGCTATGGGTTGGGAGATTGCAGGATCTCGTAAGGGTATCGGACACAAGAACACTTGGGTTCAAACAAGCAAACGCAAAATCAATATATATAACTACGATCCCAATTGGCTAAGTGGATTAATAATAGGAGACGTTAAATGACATTTATCCTTAGAGACTACCAAAAAGAGGCAATAGATGGGTTGTACAGCTACTGGGCAAGTAAGTCAGGGGATAACCCACTAATCGTTGCGCCTACAGGTTCTGGGAAGACTGCGATCATCGCACAATTAATTTCAGACGCCATGAGCTACCACGGCACGAGAGTTATGGTTGTAACGCACGTTAGAGAGCTTCTGGAGCAAGGTGCTTCAGGATTGGTCAAACTGTACCCACAGGCTGATTTTTGCTTCTACAGCGCGTCTGTGGGTGAGAAGAGACTAGACAAACCTATTATATTTGCAGGCATACAAAGTGTATGGGAGAGAGCCTACCAGATCGTCCCTGCAATTGATTTGATCTTAATTGATGAAGCTCACATGCTACCCAAGAATGAAGGCACTCGATACAACAAATTCATAGCTGACATGAAGAGTTGTAATCCAGATGTTAAAGTTGTTGGCCTGACTGCCACGCCATACCGATTGGACAGTGGATACTTGCACAAAGGCGAGGGAGCTATCTTTGATGGAATTGCACATGACATATCTGTTGAGATGCTCATGGAGCAAGGTTACCTGTCTCCTGTCATATCCAAGGGCGGAATTAAACAGATCGACCTGACAAATGTCAAGAAACGTGGTGGTGAATTTATCGAGAGCCAATTGGCTACTGCCGCATCAGATCCAGAGTTGGTTGCGTCTACAGTCGCAGAGATCGTTGACTTGGGATCAGATAGGAAAAGTTGGTTGGTGTTTAGCTCTGGTGTAAGCCACGCACGAATGTTGTCAGATGAATTTGAGTTTCACAATATATCAGTTGGAGTTGTCACTGGATCAGATGGGAAGAAAGCCAGAGATCAGACAATCGCTGATTTTAAATCTGGCAAACTAAAATGCCTGATCAATGTGAACGTATTGACCACTGGCTTTGATCATCCTTCTGTGGATCTCGTTGCGTTAGTTAGAGCTACAGCATCAACTGGATTGTATGTGCAAATGGTTGGACGTGGCACTAGAATTGCAGATGGCAAGGAAAACTGCTTGATATTAGATTATGGTCAAAATGTTGAGCGTCACGGATTTATCGATAAAGTTAAGCCAAAAGATAAAATGAGTGGTGGCGATGGAGAAGCTCCAGTTAAGACATGCGAGAAATGCCAGACGATGGTTCACGCCGCCGCTCAAGTTTGTCCTGAGTGTGGATTTCAGTTTCCACCTCCTATGCTTAATCACAGTTCAAGTTCATACCGAGGTGCTATGTTATCGTCTCAAGTAGAATCCGAGTGGGTTGATGTCGATAGTGTGTACTATTCAAGACATAAGAAAGACGGAAAGCCAGACAGTGTGAAGGTGACTTACCATTGTGGAATGATGTCAAACTCTGAGTGGCTTTGTCCAGATCATGGTGGATACGCCGCCAGTAAATATAGATCGAGAAAGCCTTTACTGAACTCAACGGCAGATACAACAGATGAAGCTCTGGACGAATCAAGTTCTTGGACAACGCCTAGTCGCATAAAAGTTAAACCATCATCTCACAATCCAAAGTACAAAGAGATTGTGGAATTTGATTATACACAAGTGGAGAAGAAACATGAGACGCAAACGCAAAACTCGGACTACTACGATTGGACTGGTGAAGATATCCCCTTCTGAGCATGACGAGCAAGTTGGGTTTATTAATTGGTTTCGAGCTAAATATCCAAGTGTTTTGATCTTTGCAATTCCCAATGGTGAGAAGAGAGCCATTAGCGTTGCCAAAAGATTAAAAGCTGAAGGTGTAGTTCGAGGCGTCCCAGATTTGTATGTACCTGCATGGAAACTGTGGATTGAAATGAAACGAGCTTCAGGTGGAAGACTTTCGCCTGATCAGAAAGAAATGATAAATTATTTAGAAAGTATTGGAAATACAGTTATCATAGGGAAAGGGGCAAGTGATGCCTCTAAGAAAGTATTAGATTTTATGGAGAAAGGATAATTAGAATGACGTGGGAAATAAAAAAAATAATATGTGGAAATCAAGAACATTATAAAAAGGCTCAAGATAGTTATCGAGAGGCATGGATGGTGCAAGCCAAGAAAGATAAAGATGCCAATCCTACATTAAGATTAAGCCAGAAGCCAATGAAGAATGCCACGCTAAGTAAGGCAGGAGCGTCCAGAGGTGGTAAAAATAGAGCAAAGGCATACGCACATAGCCAACAGCAACTTAGTTTGTTTTAATAAAGCCTTGTAAGTCATTGAAAACAAACAAAACTTTCCTCTTGATATACTACATTTAGTATGCTATATATTGTATGTAGAGAGAAAAGGAGAGTTTTATGAGACTTTACAAAAGTAATTCGGGTCAATGGTTTGGCACTCAAGCTGACGCTCGTCGCAATTCGCCAAGACAATGGGTTGAGGTTGATGTCCCAACATCTAAGCAAGATTTGCTTAACTGGCTCAACGATAATAAAGTTGGTGGTATCAGCCAACAAGCTCAGTCTAAGCCACAGGCTCCATCAGAGCCAAAGCCAGAGCTACTGTCTAAGGATGCCGCTGGTTGGGTTTCTTGGGCTTACGAGCGGTTAAGAAGAGGCAAGAAGGCGGACGCTGAAGAGATGCTTCTCAAAGGCTTGAAGATACAGCGCGCCCTCACTAATGTGGAGGGGGCGTAATGGCTAAGTTAAAAATCAAGCCAGTCAATCACGGCACTACAAAGGCGGATGTAAACCGCTACTGTGGTGCGGCAGTTGTCAGCGCAATTACTGGCATGACTACTGGGGAGGCGGCAAGACTTGTCCGCCACCTTAGTGGGGTGAGAAGTGTAAAGGGTACTAGCACTCGCCAGATTAGAGATGCCTTCAATGCATGTGGCATTCAATTTAAATCAAGATCATATGGTATGCGTCTTAACCGAACCAATGGCGTTACACTTGCTGGGTGGTTAAAAGGTTCTGTAAAGCATCGCAATGCCGAGCGTGTGTTTCTGATTGTTGCAGGACATCATTGGCAACTCGTTCAAGGGCGTCGATATGTTTGTGGTATTACGAAAGATATCGTGAGCATTAAGGATAAGAAGGTGAAACGCCGCGCTCGTGTCTCTGAAGTTTATGAGCTTCAATTGATGACAGCTTCAGGTAAGATTAAAATACCTGAGATATCTAAGAAGCCAAAAAACCCAAACTCAGGTGCGACTGCATCTAAGGCTAGAAGACTTGCCAAAGAGTTGGGCATCGAGATCGAGATCGAGCATTACTATTCTGAAGGTCTTCGCAGATACTGGTTGGGTGGCTACTCTGAAGGTGATGGGGATTACGTTGATCTTGGGGTTATTGAAACTCACTTTGCAGACTCATGGTCTGAAGTCGTTGAAATATTACAGGCTATTAAAGATCATAAGTCGCAAGCAATAGCGGCTTAATTTATCTGGCTCAACAAACTTGGGTCTGTAGTTTGAATAAGACTTTGCAATGCAGGTGATAACGATGCATCAACTTCTTCTTCAACTACAGGCTCTGGCGTTACACCACTTTCACCACTTACAACTATTGATGTCTGAAGAAAGTTTTTACCAGCGGCTGGTTCCATCTCAACACTTCTCAACCATCTCTTAAATGCTGGAGAATTTTCAAGTTTATCTAAAGCTGACTGAAGGGCAACTTGATTAGCTGAAAAGTCTGCATCTACAAGACTTCTAAAAGCCGCACTATTTAATAAATTACCAGCTTCTTTAATTCTATCAGTTTGACCTACGCTCAGTAGTATATCAGTAAATGCGTCTGCCGCAACTCCAGCCGCAGGGCCACCACTTACCATACCTCCACCTGTAGCCGCGCCTCTGATAACTCTTTTCCCAAGTGTACTATCTAAAATTCTTTTAAAGAGTTTTTCAGATGTTAAGCCTTCTAATATCAATGCTTGGTTTGCCTTACCAGTTTGAGAAACTCGACCACGAGCATCTGTAATCCGTTGTGATACATTAAACAAATCAGTTAAAAACTGATCACTACCATCGCCTAAAACAGTTACAATTTTTTTATAAATTGGCTTGTTTCTTTTTAGACCTTGCATGATTCCTGTATATTTTGCGAAATCAAATGGCAAATCTGATGAACCTCTTGGAACAGACAAAGAATTTAAAGCAGTTGCTATAGCTTCTTTTTGTAAATCTTTAGGTATAGATTTTAAGATTCTATTTAAGTTTCCTATATCACCACGACTAGCTGAATTTATAGCTTGCGTTAGTTTAGAAGCTATACTTCCTTCAAGATCCTTACCGAAAGTGCTTATAATTCTGTCTTCAAATGCTTTTTGCTTTGCTGTTGTTTGATTAGCTAAACGCAATTGTGAACGAAGTGCATCTCCGCCAATCATCTCTACTGTAAGCAACTGATCTTCTGCCAAAGCACCATATATTCTTTTCAATGCTCCTTGGTTAACATCTCCATATTCACCTTGACCACTTCTCATTGCACGACCAATGTCTTGCTTTAGCCGAATAAGAGCGGCGTAAGTTAGTGGTGCATCTGGATTTGTTATTTTGTCGAAGATTAATTTTTCTTTTGCTGATAAATTTTTACTTCCACCTAGTTCTTCCATAATAGTATTTAATAATTTTACAGTATTATTTGGAGATACCTGTGTAGATTTTGGTACTTGTGCGTCAACAGCATCGTATAATTTTTTTGCACCATTTTTTAAAGATGCCTGTGTTGTAGTTAAAGTTTTTAAAATGTTATCAGAAATAGATGCAATGTCAGGAGATCCACCGATTATAGACATAGCTTCATCTGCGGCTTGAGAAGCATCCCTAACCATAATTTCAAACTGAGCAGATGCCTCTGAAGTTTTTATATCTCTTGTGAGACTAGCGGCATTTTTAACGAGTGGGTTATCACTTAAAACATCAGGTGGTAAATCAATTCCAAGTCTCTCTGCCGATGCTTGGACTTCTGGATTTACTTTAGCTTCTTGAGCTAACTTTTCTATTGCCGCTTGAGATTTAGAATTTCTTGCAGAAGCAACTTTTAATAGTTCACCAATTTCTATAGGACTTAAAGAGCTTTCAACAGGTACATCCCCAAGGTATACACCCTCTGTTCTTAATGCATCTTTTTCTTTTTGTGTAAATGTTTCAACTGTATCATCTAATTTAGACTTAGCTATTTTCTTTCCACCACGGATTAATTGTGATGGAGAACCAGCAAATGCTTCTGGCATAGCCATCACATCACGAGCAAATCTTTTTGCTGTACTAGGATCTACACCAGCTTCAACCATAATATCAGCAACTGCACCAACCACATAACCTGCCCCAGCTTCCACAGCACCTAATCCAAATACACCTACATCACCAACAAATTCTAATGCTTTCTGAATAGCTGGTGCAAACTTAATTTTAAAACCTTCGTCGTTATATAAAGGCATTTCATCAGGAACATCTACAACTCCACCGCCTTGATAAGAAGACTGACGCATTAAATCTATGCCTGGCTGTGAGAACTCAGTACGAAAATTTGTTTTAGCATCTTCTGATTTAGAAGGTTGTTCACCTAAATAACTAGGATCATCTGCCCTTGGTGGCAGTAAAGCATTTTCGCTTGAAAATTGTAATGCTTGTTTTTGACGTGCTTTTGCTAGTCTTTTTCTAGCTTCTAAACGGCGTTCTTCTTCAGTCATTACTATAGCCCCAATTCATCCATGCGTTTTTCCCACTTATCAAATTGATCAGAATCTAATGTATCAATATCAATTTGAAGAATTTCTTCTTTTGGCATAGTGGTAAAATTATAATTAGTTCCAGATTGCCTACGCTCTGCTTCAGTGCGATCACTTTCTTCTTTTTCTTCTCTTTGTAATCTCAACCAATCACCAATAGTTTTGTCACCATCAGCTAAGAATATAGCTTGATTGTACAAGTATTTTTGAAGTTTTTGTTGAGCAACAATTTTGCGATCTATCCAATCTACTAAATCTTCTTCGCTTAAATTTGTTGGTAGTGCTGTGCTAAGAGCTAAGTTTAACTCTCCTTCACTAAGCGCACCAAATGTTACTGAACCAACAACATCCAAACCAAGTTCATTTTTAACAGTGTCCAAGGCAATTGTTGAGGCTTTCCAATTTGGCAATCTATTAGCAATAACACCAGTATTTGCGCCTTCTTCCAATACAAGTCTTTTAGCTTCTTCAAGTGTGGCAATATTTGATCTACTTTTACTGACCTGATCAAATGCACTGAGAGATGTATTTACTGCAACAGTTGCCGCACGTCTTTGACCAGCTCTTTCCCCTTGTATGGTAATTCCACGATCTTCTGCTTCTGTGATGGCTTTTTCACGCTTATCACCTTCAAGTTCATTTCCAGCCGCATCAAGAACTTTAGTAGTTCCATCTTTCATAACAGTAACAACTACGCCGCCATCAAGTATTTTACTTGACTGTACTTCTGTTACAGAAGTGTCATCTTCCCAACCTTCAGGTGGTATAGTTGACCAAGTTTTATCAGCTTCAAATGCATCTGCATCTGTTTTGTTTTTAGCAACAGCCGCAGGGAAACCTATTTTGTAAAACTTACGCTCTTTGAATGTACTAGAGGTTTTGTCAGTTAAATCGTAAAATTTACCATCACTACCCATTTGACCAGCAGTCGCTCCATATTGAGCTAATTCAGCATCTGTTGCTGGGCGATATGTAACTTTATCTTTACCCTTCAGTGCAGTTCCTAAACTTATAGTAGACTGCATTCTAGCTCGATCTGATTCTGCCTTTTCTTTCTTTTTGGCATTCAGGTAATCTAGTGGAGCTTGCATAGAACCAACGGCAGAACCTAATACAGTTGCACCAGGCTGTGATGCCTGACGACCCATTTCTGCAAAGAATTGGAATGCCGCTTCCCACGGATCAGGCTCTGGAAGTTGTGGGTATAATTGATTGGCAATAGAACTTGCTTGATTGGCAATGTCTTGCGAGAAGAGATTACCAAATGCTCCACCACTTAACTGATTTACATTTGTACCAGATACACCTAGTTTTGTTTCAGCCATATCAATTACCTATTCTATGAATTCATTATTTTATATGCGCTTGCCAAACCACCCATACCAGCTATTGCTTGTCCGTAAAGAGATGGGTTTGCACTCATCTGAGATCCTGAACTATAACTACGATTAATTGTATTGTATGGAGTTCCAGACAATGCACCTAATGTGAAGTTAAGCATTTCTTGTGGATACATTTTTTGGTCAAGATAATCAGCGTATGCCAAGTCAAGTGCCTGTTGATCAAGTTGCCTACGAGCTTCACCTGTTGTAATTAACCCAGCCGCCGCTTGAGTTTGCAAGTCTTGTACTAGTGGAGCCATGTTTTGGTATGCGTTCATTTGCTGAATGCGTGACGCTTCATTTGTTTCATATGCATTTCTAGCGGCATCATCTGCACCAAAACGTGCCTGACGATCTATATCGTATTGACTACGCAACGCGGCGTCTGCACCAAATCTTGCTGATCTATCTTGCTCAAACTGACCACGCATTGCATTTTCAGCGTTAAATCTTGCGGCTCTGTCTTGCTCAAATCCAGATCTCATTGTGTTTTCTGCGTTAAAGCGTGACGCTCTGTCAGTGTCATATCGACCTGATGCAAATCCAAGACCTTCTCGTGCGGCTCTCGCTCGTAAGTCTCCTGCGGCTTGTGCGCCTTCTCCAGCAGTTGTAGCTTCCATAATACCTAAACGTGAACCAAAGCCTCCACCACCTGTAGCCGCCCTTGCTCTGGCTTCATTTTGTGCGCGTATCGTCTGTTCTTCTATTTCACGAACAGCAGGGTTCATGGCATCTTGATATATGTCCATGTAAGGTTGTGCAGACTCAAGGCTAAATGGATCTCCTAGTAATTCTTCTCGTGTCGCCCCTTGATAGTCGCCCAAAAGATCTTCACGACTTGCACCTGAATAGCTTCCTAAAAGTTCCTCACGGCTTGCGCCTTTAAATGGGCTACCCAGTAATTCCTCTTGAGACATGGCGTCATAACCACCACCTAAAGTATCTGCAACTTCAGATGCCCTATTAACGTAAGGCATGTAACTTTCAGCACCTTTTGTCAGTATATCAGCACCCATACGCTCTTCTTCAGTGCGTCGATCACCACCATATGAAGCTGTTCTTGCACCTTCGTATGTTGGGTAAGGAGAGTTTGCTAATTCTGCGGCACGCTCAAATGTTGTTCGACCTGCGGCGGCGACCCATGATGGTATCTCTGTACCAGCTACTGTCTCACTTGAGGATGGTAACTCTGTGTATGATGGTGTGCAAAAACTGCCCATTTAAGCCTCCGTGTAAAGAGAGCCAACTTTAACCAAGCCAAGTCTCTCATAAAATTTATCTTTGCGTTCACCATCTCCCGAATAGACATGGCCTAACTTTACTTTTACATTAGCGTCTTTACCAATTTTCATAAAGCCTTTAATTAATTTTACAGCTATCTGCGATTTTCTATGCTCCTTATACACAAAAAACCACATATCTGCTAGATATTTTTCAGTAGACCACCAGTCGGATGTATCAGCCCCACCAATTGATCCTACAATCTTTCCATCAATCTCTGCGATTAACACTACACCTCTATGAATTGCTCTATTAATAGCAGATGTAAGTATCTCAGGATTAATAGGTGAAACAGCCTCAACAGTCTCTGAATGCATAACATTTAACATATTATACAATCCAGATATATCGAGAACTGTTGCACTTCTTATTATCAACCCATGCCACCTAATGCGCCCATCTCTGGAGCCATTTGTGGTTCTGGAGCATCTTGCATTTGCTCTTGAGGTTGACCTAAATTACGTCCACCTTCTTCACCTTCAACAGCCGCAATAAGTTCAGCAAGCTCTGGAAGTAGCTTCATGAGGACTTGTGCAACGTCTGGAGTAATAACATCATCTAACATCGCCAACTCTTGATCAGACATAGCTGAGAGACGAGCTACAAGCATTGCACCAATATCTTCATCAGGCTTTAGCAAATTCTTCTTCGCTTGTGGTGGCAGATTTTGCATTGGCTTATCAGCGTTCATATTTGCGCCAGACATATCTGGCATAGGCATTGGTTCTCTAGCCATATTAGACCTCTTTCTGTTTATATAGAACTGACCAGTCTGTTTTTTTACAAAAGAAACCAATCGACCAGCAAATCGGTTCTAAAATTTTACGATACACTTTACCAAGATAATCTGGTTTGTCACGATCTCCGTAAATGTAAGCGATTTCATTTGCACGATGACCTGCAACATGCGTCCAGAAGTTAACTAAACGTCCTTTTCGCATTTGCTTAACCATCCACACAGCCCAGATATGGTATCCGTTAACGTGCGTTGGTGTTAAGTAGTCACGAGTAAAACGATAATCTAGTACAACTTGCTTGCGTGTCATAATACCTTGACGCTGTAATTCGTTACAAATTACACGACCACCAAGCATACCACCAATAAATCCACCAATAGGGCCACCTATTGCTGTACCAACATAAGTACCTACACTTACTTTAGCACCTGCCTTCGCAGAATCCTTTAAAGATGCGCCACCAATCAACATAGCCGCAGTTGTACTCAACCCAGCTCCAGCAGATCCATATAGATTTGCCCGACCTGCCGCAGTTGAACTAGAACCAAAGGAACTTAACCTATCGCCTACTCCAGAGAAGTAACCAGTGCTACCACCTTTTAGCATTGGTGCATTTGCTTTTGACCCACTCTCTACTGCATTTTTAGCACTATCCATAGTAACTCTAGGTTTTTCATTTAAATTAGCTTTAAATGCTTCTTTTTGATCAAAAGTGGCTTTTGGGTTATTCTTTTTAAAATTAGCAAATTCTGCATTTTTAGTATTAGGACTATATGCAACTTTAGCCGCAGAACGATCAGCCCCTTTTGGAGATCCAAATATATCCTTAAATTCAAATTCTGAACTAAAATCACTAATACCTTCGCCAAGGCTTGCAAGGTCAAATGATTGATTGTCACCTATATTTGATGCAACTGATCTACCAATTTGACCACCAACCCCAGCCGCAAGTTGTGCGCCCATAGCTAGAGCTTCTTGTTTTAGTGCTTCAGTAGGGTCAATTCCATATTCTTCTTGGAACTCTTGCCTTAACTCATTAGCTTCTTCTTCGCTAATCATATCGTCTTGAGGGTCAAAGGTTACACTGCCTGTCTCTTGTTGGCTAACCCACTGAAACATTGGCATGTATTTTGTGCCGTATACGTTCTGCATTACATCTAAATCAAATGTAGGTTTATTAGATTGAAGCTGATAAGTCTTAGCAGTAAACGTCCCATCTTCGTTTTCGATAGCACCTTCTAGTGCTGGTGAGCTTGGAGACGTGTAATATTCGTTAGTCGGTAATGCTCCGTAGCTTCCTGGTATTAAATTTGATTCTAAAACAATTGGACTTCTCATTAATTTATCTCCAGTAAACTTGCCACCACATGCAACCTATTGGCAGTCGCCGCCGTAACTTTAACAATTTGATTTTCTTCAACTACAAAAGCATTAGTTACTAATTCTTCAGTAGATGGTCCTGATATTGCCTTTACACTATACACCGAAAAAACATTGCTGTCTGCATCTGTTATTGTAACAGATATAGTATCGTTATGCGCGCTATCATTACACACTAATAATGATTTAAAAATAGCAGTAGTAGCACTTGGGCAAGTGTAAAGCGTTGTTGCGCTATTTGTTGTTAAATCAAGTAATGCATTTTTATAACTATTTGCCATTTATGATATAAACCACGCTGTTGCTTCTGCTTGCTCTACAGCCACTTGAAGCCCAGTAGATGCCGCAAAGTAAGTTGATTGGCGTTCTAATTCAAGAGTATTAGTTAATCTAGCCATGTAGCCTTGTTGATAGTTTTCTGGTGGGCTTGGCAATCTTAAAACTGCAAGTGGTGATCCTTGTGTCATCTCAATCCATCCTGACGTGAATTAACTCTAAAATCTCCCAACGTCCAATCGTCTGTCGTGCCTGTGCTTTGGAACTTCAGACCTATCTGACGACCTTTGGCGCGTGTGCTTACTTTTCCTGTAGAGGATGTAATCGTAAATGGTCCTTTTACAGTTTCAGGAGAGTTAGGATATTTTCTTGTATTCATATATAAAAATAAATTTGTGCTAGAACTCATAGTAACATCTGGAACTACTTTATCCACCATATACAAATCTTCACCATTTTGTGTAATTTCACGCGGTGATCCTTCTATGTAGCTGTTCATTGCCGCGCCATCTGCGCTAGTGCCTGTTTCGTGGTTGTAAAGATACCCATCAGGGTCAAATGCAAATGGAACAGTTCGTGCGCCAAAGCTATCTGACCATACTGACCTATCCATAGTTCCAACAGTCCACGCATTTTCAGCGTAATTGTAGGTTACATAACTATCGTTTTCAGCATTTACTGTGCCAGATGGATTTTGATCACTTACATAAAACCAAGTAATTTCTTTAAATTCCTTATTGTGTCCAGTGACGACTTTATCAATGTATCGTGTCTGCATACGATCAAATACAAAATGCTGAACAGGACATGGTATTTCTTTTACAATACCATCATAAGTAAAGAAGTTACGCTTACCCATCCAAAAGACGTTACCATCAACAGATATCATTGTATTTAATCCAGCCGCACCTGAATTTGTCGCCAGTAATCTAAACGAGAATACAAAAGCACCACCAACAAATGTCATGCCATATATTGCTTCGTCAGTAGATATGATTGTCTCTTCACGAGCAGATACCATAGCTATAATTTTAGTTCCAACCTGAAGCCTCTGATCACCTGCGGTGTTTGTTGAGGTTGGATTCCAAACGCTAAAGTCTTCTTGTGTTGACCATCTGACCAACATATTATCTACATTTCCAGTGCCACCACCCACAACATAAGCCTGACATCCACCTGCTATAAAATGCCTATCTGGAAAACTAACAATAGTAGTACGAGCCACATTAGGAACACTATTGGCACTTGATAGTGATGATACAAGTACAGCACGATTAGTAACCCCTGCCGAAGTATCCCAATAATATATTGCACCATTACGAACTGTCGCAAGGACATCTTCACCCCAGAGATCTATACTCCAAGAGCTATTGTCTAAGTTAATACCAGCAAGCGCATCAGATCGTGGAGTACCCCAAGCCTCTTCACCCCAACCACCAACGCCAAAACCAAGAGCTGGGTCAGAGCTTTGTGAACCAAGTTCAGCACCAACACCAATTAAATATTTTACAGCAACAGTACCACCACCAGCAGAAACAGTAGAAGTAGCCGCACTTGGGACAACAATACTATAAGAATTTGCATTAATTCTAGTTATTTGATATCCGTAGTAACTGTTTAAATCATCTGCCGAAACACCACCAGTTGCTGATGCGCCACTAATAACCACCCAATCGCCATTTTCAGCACCATGTGAATTATCTGTAATGACTACAGTCGTGCTTTCATCTGTTGTGGCTATTGGATTACTCAACCCAGTAGATGTCTTTCGCAAAGGCGTAATATCGTAAAGTGCGCCATTCTCTATAATTAATAAGTGATTGTGCGTACCAACGACAAGCCTATCTTCGCCATCAGAGTTTGACCTCCAATACACCATACGTCTGGCAATACCTTCAATAGTAGTTTCATTAGGTGTAATATTTCCAGAGTTATCTAATGCAAAAATTGTATCTTTTTGCCAACCACCTAGTTTTTCAGGATATCCATTCTTAAAACGAACTAAGTCACTATCTACCCAGAAAGGCCCATTTTTGCCAGTAGCGTATTCTGTAACGTCTTTTACAATACCTGGGTTGTATTTTAAAAGTTGCAAAGGCATTTAGATCATCTCCAACGCTTGGTGTAATGTTTCTTTGTTGCGGCGCGTCCATCCTCGTCCAAAGGTTTCAAATGTCTTTAATCCCTTATAGAAGTCTTGTCGAACGCCGTAAACATAATTTATGATCTCTTCTGTATCTTTTTCCATAATAAGACCTATTGTCTGCGATCCTATGGCTCCGTCTTGAGTAGCACCAACCGCACGCTGAATAGCCTTAGATGGCCTACTTTTTCCAGAATTTACACACCAATCAAACGCGCACCAGTCTAAGCCCGATGGAAGCGAATCGCCTTTAATTCGATCCCAGTAGTTCTTCTTGTATATCGGAGCTACATCTTCTGGAGTTAAATCACGCATTTCTTGTTCAGTTGATTCACGACCAGTCCACTCATCGTACACTTTTTTGGTAACTCCCAAATTTGTGATACCTCCAGGATCTTCGGGATGATTTACGAATCCTCCTTCGTGAGAAAGAAGCATCTCTAAGCATTTATCAAAGTTCTCTTTCATTTCTTACCTCCAAAATACTTACTAACACCACGCATACCAATACTGGCACTAACTATACCACCAAGGCTATATTGATACCAACCTGGCATACTAGATAGAGCGGCAAAACCATCTTGCACAATAGCATTACCCCAATCCCCACAAAACGCCAAAATAAGGGGAATACTGAACAAAAGTGTAATCCACTCGTCTTTCCATGAGTTCTCTGTGGCTTTCATGGCGGCTAGATCCCAATCAAGCTCACCAGTGGCTATTTTCATTTTAGTTTGGGCTTCAGCTTGCTTTACGGCAGTCTTGCCCTCGATCATAGTTCCAGCAAGATCTGCGACCTTACCTAGTAATCCTAGTCCTAACATTATGAATCACCCTTCTTTTTAATATTTGTAAAGCCAAAAAACGCCGTAACTATACCGACCACTGCTATGCAGTAGGTAGGGGCGATAGCAGTTAAATTATCCGCCGCAACTTCTTGGCCTAAGACATTACACACAATAATCATAACAGGATATAGTAGTAATCCCGCTAAAGAGAACCACACCATTAGGAGCTGGGAGTCCCTTTTTGAGTTCTCATCTTCAATTTGCATTCTCTTGTCATCGAGTAATAACTTATCCCATTCAGATTGGTCTACTGATCCATTTCCATCTAAATCGGCTTTCTCAAATTCTGTCATTTTAAATCTCCTAGTCAGCAAGAGGGTTATCTAACGCCCTCTGCAATTTGCCCATGAGCTTATCTTCAAGTTCTTTCATTGAGCTATCTTGTGAAACTCTAACACGTTCTCTCTGATTTTCAAAGCGAACTTCTGCGTTGTCTATCATAGTACGAACCTTTTCTTCAGATTCTCGTACCATATCCTCTATTCTGTCCACCTGAGACTCAAGCCTCAAAAGATCATCACGCAATCCATTTTTAATATCACGACTGTATTCTACTGACTCTTCAACCTTTTCAGAGATGCCACTGACCTTTGCATCCATTACGTCCATTTGTAATTGATACTCTTCTAAGTCTAGACCTGTAACAGCTTCTATCTTTTGCCACATAAGAAATCCTGCGTACAAAGCACCTACAATTGTAGATAAAAACGCAAGTATAGCCATAATAGAACCAAACGATACTTTCATACCACCTGTCTTAAACTCACGATCTGCAAGCCCATCAATGTTATCTGCTATCTTGGTAGTGTCCATCAGTTTTCAAACTCCATCTCGCTACTTGAGTTTTGTAAGTTCTTCAGTGCTTCTAGCTCGTCTCGTAGCTTTTGTATCTCTAGCCTTCGCTGAGTTAGTTCTATTTGGTAAAGATCATCACAATTAATTCGAGCCTTGGGTTTATCTAGCGGTATTACTATACGAGCATACACACCTATATCTTTGCCACGACTGTTTGTGTTTAACCCCGACAGTACGCCTGTCACGCCATACTCTAAGTTTACACCACCACCTACAGCATTACTGCATCGCATATTGCCTGTCGAAAAAGAATCCGATTGGTAGTTCATAGGTGGACTAGGCAACGCAAGCGAAAGAGAGCTATTGTCTGCAAAAGCAGAACTAGCTAACAAACAAAATGTTAAAGCCATTCTCATGTAGGTTCACCATCTAATCTTGAACATATTCTAGAAGATATCAAAGTTCTAGAGGTATTTGTCCTTTTTACTTTTGAGGTGGTGCAGAGATACACAGCCTCATCCATGTCTATTTCTCGTATGTATACATCAAAAGATTTATGCTCTTTGTAGTCAACTTTTATAATTCTATACGTTGTAGAGAAAGGTATGTGCATCCAATTTAAATCAAACAAATCAATTTGGTAATACTTTATCTCTTCCCTAGAATTAAAGAGAGACATCTCCACCTTGACCACGTTTTTAACGTGAGATGTTTTTACTTCTGGATAGGCAGGCGTCATTTCGTGCGCTGACGCACCGAAAGTAACTAGCATCCCTAATGTGATTAACTTACTTAGCAATACAGCTTGCCTGCACAACCGCAGTGTAAGTCCCACCTGGCAATGGTTTTGCTGAACCATAAACTGCACTTGATGCAGTGCTAAACCATGTAGAACCTGCCAAGGTTAAATTAAAGTTTGTAGTATTACCTACAACTGTCTTAGCGGCCTCATAGGCTGACATACCAGAAACAGAGGTTTGTGTAACGCTTGTGCTTCCTGTCCACGTTAGCGTGTCAGACAAAGAAGGAGATGAACTAAACGATGTTGGATGTGTTATACTAGCTATATAAGCGTCTGCAATCGAAACGTCATACCTGATTATAGGTAGTATACCACCATCCGCAGGGGTTGTGCTTAGTTTGCTTGCAATCGGGTTTCCGTATGCACCTGACTTAGTTGTTTGAATAACACATTTAGCTTCTACGCTACCTGTTATTTCCACGTTTGCTAGTGCTGGAAATGCACACAGCGAAAGTATTGCAATAGAATATTTCATATTAATCCTCATTGGTTATACTGCATGTCGATCATCTCTTCGTGCAGAATTTGTTGTGCCAAATTATTACGCAAGCCTTTCTTGTTGTCTGATATCTTTGAATCAGCAAGAGTAGGGGCATCATTATAAGCACCACCATTAATAGATGCATTGTAATACATATTGATGTTAGTTTGCTGATTGATAGCCATGATAATCTGATCTTGTCCTTGCGTTTTAAATAAAGTCAACGCATTGGCAGATGCAGTTAACCCTAATTCAATTCTAGTCTGTTCTTCCTCTTCCTCTTCAGAAAGTATCAGATTGCCATCTTCATCATACTCAAAGTCGTTATCGGCGTCTATAGCACCCATAGCCTCTTCATCTTCTAATACATCATACACTTCAACTACAGGTATTACTGGTATAGGTTTGACATAACCTGGACATGATGGATTAGACTGTTCATCGTAACATTCGTCAATTCTATAGCTATATATAACCACAGGATCTGTCACACTTCCCTCACCTTCAACAGTGATTGATCCGTCTCCCCATCTAGAAGAGGCTACGTTAGATATTGGGAAAGACTTGACGATTGTATTGCCTGGAACTCCTGACCAATCATCCGTTGCGGAAAACGTGTACCCTTCACCTTCCGCATTTTTATTACGGACGTGGACTTTCATATCATCTTCTGGGTTTTTTACTGTGGTGTATTTGTATAATAGGCCATTTATATCTAAGCCAGGTATGTCAGGCAGAACAGAACTCATACCCCAACTTAGTGATGTGGATGCGGCATTTCCAGTTGTTCCGTAGCTATACGGATCACAAGAAGAGTAGGAAGGCCAAAGTGCTAATAATAACACTAAGACCTGTTTTTGTTTCAATGTTTTCATTAAAAATCTTTTTCATTGGATTATTTTGTTCTCGCTCAATAGTCTGCTTAACTGTTTCCATTTCCCACGCAACTCTAGCCTTATCTCCCACCAACCCCATGTATGGACATGGCGTCCCAGCATTGAGCATGGCGTCAAACACGCGAGAATCCTGACAGAGTGTAGAAATTGCGGCTACCTTCATGCCCATATTATAAAGGGCTTTTGCGTTTTTTAACTTTTCACAGTTCATATCTCGTACAGTTCGACCTGCACTGATACCTAATATCTGCGTCTGCACAGCACCTGCAACACCAACAGTACATAAGTCAGAATTGCTTGTACTTATTTGTGGAGAAATTGCAGAAGGAGGTGGACTGTTTATGGTAGTTTCCATAGTGCCAGTAGAAGTGACTGTGCTTTCTGATTTGATCGTGTCGTCATCATTAGCAAAAGCAAAACTACTACTTAATAGAAGTAATGCTATTACAAAAAAACGTATCATTTTCTTTCTACCAATCGATCTAGCTTTTCTTCTATACGATCAAATTTACTCATAATTTGACCAAGGACTTGAGATGAGTCAGCTTTAGTGACGTACTCTTTAGCCAACTCTTCTCTAGTTCTATTAAGCAAAATAGTGACACGCTTTAGTTCTTCATGGTGGGCTTTAATCCACCATATTAAAAAACCAAACCCTGCGGTTAATCCAATATTCCAAAGCGCGTCCATTTGCATTACTCAGCTACCTCTTCAGATTCTTCTAAAGAGTTTTTTAACATTGTCATAAACGCTTGTTTTCCAACTTTAAGCTGATCTAAATTAAATTCTGCTGAATTAATTTTTTGTTGCAAGGAATTAACATGATTAATCATAACCTTTTGTGCATCAGTGATTTGGCCTTCAGTGTAGTCTTTATCGTCAATCGTAATAACCTTTTTATCTTCAGCCATTTTGATCTCCTTTAGTTAAGTTAAAATTATGTTGGTTTAGTAGGCCATGTTACTGAGTTAGGAAAACCAGATTGTGTTGGTAAGTTAAGCAAGTCAGTTCGGTACTGTGTCCACTCTGCTTGTTTAGCATCTGTTAGTTCAGCCCAACGTAGAGGGTTAGTTACTATAGGGTCTACTTCTTGAACTAACTTCTGGTCACGTTGTCCTCGTAGATTTGCCGCTAGTTCTGCATCTAACTCTGCTTGAGTAGGTGCTACATAAGCCGCATAGTCTGAGCCAATAAGCCCAAGCAATACGCTGTTGTCTACAGTATTATCTGTATCATCAGGCATTAACCCATAAGGTATCCAACCATGTTCTGGATGATTAATTTCTACTTCAAATGCCGTGTTCTCTGCGTTTAGTGATTGTGCGCTACGCACTTCTGTTATTGTTACTGTTGGCATAAACGCCTCCTATTGTTATAATTGTTAATCAAGATATTCTTACAAAGAGGTTAGCAGTAGCATAACTGCCGTTTTCTCTTTTATGCTGACCGCCCATAAGCCTCCAAGTTCCGCTAACTCCTGCCGATACAGTGCTAGACCACAAAATATGATGTGCAGACATTTGACCGTTTCCTGCCGCCTTTAGGTAAGAACCAGAGATAGTATCACCTTCATTTATCATGTTGACACTTTGTGCAGGGTCAACCGCTAACCAAGTATAAGTACCAACAGCATTGAAATCTGTACTACCGCCAACACCTGTTAGGTTAGAGCCATCGCCGTAATAAACAGCATTTGAAGATGTAGTTCTAATACTTCCAACTTCACCACCACCATTAGTATGTTCAAAGATTATAGCTTTAGAAGAAGTACCGACTTCTCCTACAAAATTTCCGTGACCATTAGCAGTGCTACTTCCATTGTATGTTTGCCTTCCGCTACCATTAATCCGCAAACGTTCTGCGGCATTAACTCCAAATCTTAATGTGTTATCTCCGTGGTCATAATCAATATAACCAGCATCTGCATCACCATTATCCCCAAATCTAATAAGAGATTTATCCCCTCCATCACTGGCTGTGTTTAGGAGAAGTATAGCGTCGCCATCACCCCGAATAGTTGCGCCTGTTGATGTTGTTTCAATCTTCTTAGAGTTGTCGTGGTAAAGTTCTACTGCACCATTATCCCTAAATACGGCAGAGTTTTCACCTGATTTGGGTTGTAAAATTATATCCCCACCAGCAATGCCAGCATCAAGGTTACATCTTAGATATAAATCTTTATTTACAGAATCAATATAATTACCTGACCCTCCATCGTGGTAAATCTGTAGGTCATCACTGTTTCCTAGAACTAATTTGTCATTATCTTGCAAGTACACATGGTCTTGAAAAGATGCACCTTTGTTAAAGACAGCTTGTCCACCATTAGACATATCAAGGGTTAGGGCGTTTATGTTACTACCACCATCATTACCCCTAAAAATTAGATCTCCATCTGAAACATTTGACTCTATAAAGAAATTATCTCCATTTTTGAAAAAAGTTCCGTAGATAGTTCCTCCGTCTTTTATTTGTACCACACCTAAATTATCAGCATCAAGGACAATATTTCCTGCAACGTCTAGTGTTAGGTTGCCGTTATTAGCAAAAATAGTTCCATTAGTGCCGTCAGATGTAAGGATTAAATCTCCACCTGCACCCATTCTTAGTAAACCATTATCTACCATTTGAATATCGTGATTAAAAGAAGCTGAACCACCTAATGACATATCAAGGGTGAGGGCTGTGATGGTTGAGCCACCATCGTTGCCTTGGAATATCATGTCTTTGTCTTGAACTTTACTTATCAATGTAAAATTAGAACTAGCGCCGTAAACCATTCCGAAGTTAGTGCCATTATCGTTGAAACGAATTGTTCCATCAGCATCAGCATCAAGAATAAGTTCTCCTGCAACGTCTAGTGTTAGGTTGCCAGAGCTTACGTCAATCTCATTACCATCAATGGTTATGTTGTCTACTGACACAGACCCAACATCCAATGCCGCAAAAGCATCTACCATTTTAGCACCAGAGCCTACGCCATCAGAGTAGATTACTTTAGTTTTACCACTAGCAATCGTAACTGTTGCACCAGATCCTTGCTTAATAATAATGTTTTGAGATCCACTTGTGGCATTTTCAATAAACCAAAGTTTACTAACAGTATTTGGGCCTATTGTAATTGTACAAGCTGAGTCCAACGTACCTGTATACTTTAAGAACATTGAACGACCTGGATCAGTCCCACCATCTGCTATTGTTGTTGTATGCGTGTCAGCATTTGTCGTTATAGCTTCAGTGCCATAAGAAAACGCTTCTGCAATTAATTCAAGATTTGTATTCGTTACTGTACCCCATGAGCCTGACTGATCGCCAGTTGCCATCTCATTGAGGCGAAGGTCATTTACATAGGTTGAGGCCATACTAGTCTATCCTTATAATTGCATTTGAAGCTGTCTGAGCAGGGAAAACAATTCTAAAAGTACCTGAAGAAACTGTGAAGTCTCCACCAAAGTCCAATACAGCGATAGCTCTATCTCCGTCTGTATCGTTATATATCAACGCACCACGCGCTGTAAAACTAGCTGATGTCCACTCAGGATTATCAGAGTCAAAACATCCGCTTGTTCCGTTTTCAATTACAGACGCATTTGCCAGTGTCACTCCACCAGTAGTGTATCCGTTACCATTAGCAACTTCGTTAGATGTTGTGTAAGTATCAGTAGTAGCATTTAAAGTTGCACTACTTGTGTAGAGAGCGATCTTTATTGTATCACTGTCTAAGTCATGTAACCCAAGCATTACATCTTTTTTAAATTGGGTACACATTGCTTGTGTAATAGCCATTATAAACCTCCGTTATATTCTGCCGCATAATCGCGTTGCATCTCTTGTACAAATAATTGTACCGCTTCGTCAAATTGTGTTTTATAAAGCGCCAATGTCTCTCCAGCTTTAAGAAATGCAGATGCTTCATATAGACACGCCGATAATAACACATTTTCTGCGTTGTTGCCAATCCATGTGTTAGGATTAAGTGAACTTATACCTATTTCTGGTGCAATATAGTCAACTTGGTAAGTATCAGCCGCATTTGGTGTAGGAGCTATTGTGATTGTAGTCCCTGATCCACCTAATGTACCAGATGTTCCACTAGATGATTTTGTGCTATAAAACTTTGGTGTACCTTGCGTAGTTGCATTAGGCCAATAATCTCGTAAGTAAGAGTCAACCCTATGATCTAAATATGATACGACATTTGAGCTAATTATTGACACTTGCCTGATCATCCTAGCACCTGTCACTACATAGTCAGTTGTACCTGCAACTAAATTAGCAGTTGTAGTCTGCCTGAAACATGGGAGATTAGGTAATCTCTGAAAAACCATATCTTCAGCTTGATTAATAATTTCATCAATTGACGCCTGTAACTCTGTTGAGTCGTCTTCTAAAAAGTTTTGAATATTTGCGACTAATGTTGTGTAATTCATTTAGTTACCCCATGTACCACTTCCCCAAGCACCTTCACTCCAACCTAGACTAATTTCAAGACTAACTGAACCTACTGCACCTGATCCGCCAAGTCCTGTCTCAATAGCTTCAGAAGCAGAGACTTCTTCACCAACAGCACCTGTTGAACCTATACCTGAAATACCTGTAACAAGCAATTGAATGTTACCATTGCCAGAAACTCCAAAGCCTTCTGACTCACCATCTCCAGATACACCTGATTGACTTAACTCTAATTCAGGAACTTCACTGCCGATTGCGCCTGTACCACCAACCCCAGCTTCATTTATTTCTGTTTCAAAGGTTTCATTACCTACTGCGCCTGTACCACCAACGCCTGTCTCAGCTAGTTCTATCTCAGGAACTTCAGTTCCTACTGCACCTGATCCACCAGTTCCAGACACTGGAGCATCTGTTGTGATAAAGAATGAAGATGTACCTGTAGCACCTGTACCGCCAACTCCACTTTCGTTTATTTCTAATTCAGGAACTTCAGTTCCCACTGCACCTGTACCTGATACGCCTGTCTCATTTATTTCTAGTTCAGGAACTTCAGAACCTACCGCACCTGTACCAGCCGTACCACTAACAGCTAAATCTTCATTGTCAGATACAATTGCCGTTCCAACATTAGCCGCTCCAGATACGCCAGATATGCTAAATATACGATCATTATGTATATCAACATAACCAGCTTCGCCTATAGACGGAACTCCAACAGGTGGCCTTGCCCTTGGATCTATTGTCCAATCTTGTGTAAATCCAATATAGACAACAACATTGTCTGGATCGTTATCTGGCCTACCATTAAATAAAGCAGTTGCGTCCACAACATTTTTAGCAGGAGTAAGTTGTGGATGTTTTGGCTCATAATCTTCAGGTGAAACACGCAAGCCATCCCAAGTCGTCTTCAGTTTGGTATACTTAACCCGAAGACCACTTATGTCGCTTATCGCGTAGGATTTTTTTCCTCTTGCGTATTTCCCCATTAAGATAAGTTCAGCGCAGTAGGCCGAATCCTTAAACTTACACCATCATTATCGGCTGAAGATGCAATGCTAAATGCGCGTTCATACATTTCATTTAGAAGTGTAAATTTTTCATTTGCAAATTTTATTGCTAATTTACTTGCTAACCCAGCACATATGCAATCGTTCCAACGATATGGAATGTCTGCATCTTGATTAGATGCTGTAATGTCATCAAGCTGATTAACAGCCCAATAGACCATACTATATGTTGTCCTGTCAGGTATTTGCCAAATATAAATCTTTGGAGTTATTTGACTATCCAACATATACTGACTTGGCTTACCGCTAGATGTTTTGTTTGGAAGTTGATTGTAATCCGCAATAGATACACGATTTATTATCTGGTCAGAAGTGTCTGTGCCAGAACTGTCTCGTATCACCGCATCCATAATATCAATTGTCCCTGCTGGCAATGTGTATGGCGTAGTTTGACCATTCACCAATGTCAGAGTTTTCTGCTCTACAGACCAATAGTTAATACCTCTATTAGCCCACTCAGAAAAAAGAAGGTTAAGACTGCGCCTTGCAGACACAGCCTTATCACCAGTTTGAGTTTGGGTATCAAGACCACAACGCTCAAATGCTTCAGCAATTATTTCTTCTACATTAGGTTTAAAGGCTACAGTTCCTGATAGTGCCATTTAACCCTCCTAGTATTGCTTAATTGCGCGCATCACTATTTGATACGCATCTCCAACTGCACCTGCACCAGTTGTTGTAAATTTAATGTCACCAGTACCATTTGCTCCGTAATCGGCAGTGTTTGGTAAACCTCCGAATTTAGAAAAATCTTGATAACCTGATTGATTTTCATCAAGGTGCATAACTATAACGTCAGCATCAGCGTCTGCTAATACCTCTACAGTCATTGCCTTAATAACCCACCAACATTCTGCAATTCTTAATCCTGTGCAAGTGTCTCCATTTGCACTTTTAGTAAGAGCAGAAACATCAATTTTACTAACGGCACTTTCGTTGCCACCATCTACATACTGATACTGAAAAGCAAAAACTACTTCCCTAGTGTTTTCTGAAATTTTTGTTACTGTTTTAATATCCGCCATTTGCTACTCCTATAGTTGTAGGTGGGGTTTCATCCCCACCATAAAGTTTTATGGACGAACAGGAGAGTTGTACGCTTGAGCATATAAAATCGTAATAACTGCAACACCAGCAGTAGTTCCTGCACTGCTTGTCACTGTAAGTTTAAGATCGGCAGTTCCTGTGTCAGCCCACTCACCTGTACCACCACCTTGTGTAGTTACAGTTTTAAGACCAGCACTTGTGCCTGATGCCAATGTATTTAAGATTGTTGTTGCACCACCAACTGTATCACCAACACTCAAGTTTGTTGTTGTGTTAGCCGCAGTAGACATATCAACTTTACAATCAATAATTTTAGATTTTGCTGGAATAACCATGTTGGTTGCACCTGCCGCAATAGCTCCATTTGATAGATCCATTGTGTGCGTTTGCATCATAACAACATAACCGACATTTGCTATGTCGCTTCCAACTGTTGTGCCTGTTGTGTTTTTGATAGTACCAGCCCGTACTGGGCCTGAAAATGTAGTTGTACCCATAATAATCTCCTGTCAGGGTTAAAGTCAGTCACACCATGCGACTGTCAGGGATAAAAGTACACTACAACAGCTTTAATTAAAAAGAAAGAGGCGATCCGAAGACCGCCTTTGATTTGTTGATTACCAATCTTTGCCATTGATTTTTACTTTGGTAGGACGTTGAATGATAGTCTGCCTTACACCTTCTCGAACACCATGATCTTTGACTTTAGCCATACACTCAACTGCATTGCCTTTGCCCCACTCATTAGAACCTTTGTATATCACAATATTCTCGTCAGCATCGCGGCAGATGTTGATGTAGCTTGTACCCCAGTTTCCACCATCCAACTCAACAACGTGCTTAACTGTGAGAGTAAAAGCCTGACGCTCTCCTACTGTGCCGACAAACTCACACTTGCCATCTCTAGTAGCCCACTCAGCTTTTTGAGCCGCACGCTTGTCAATCATCTTGACCATAGCGTTACGCATATTATCAGTTGGCTTACCAAACTGATCAACACCTCTTTTAACGGCTGATAAAAAACCTGCACCATTTGAATCTTCAAATTGAACAAAATCAATAATTTCTTGAGCGCGATCATCAGACGCGATCCAGTTTTTACGCTTTGTATTAGCGGCATTAGCCATTTTGTAATTGCGAATACTACTGTAATAGTTAGCTTCGCCTGGGTGATTATCTACATATGCCATTTTATAATTCCTTTATTTCTCTACCTATATACAATATATAGTACACTAAATAGAGTAATGCAAGGGGGTAAGTAAAAAAAAGAGGCGACCCTAAGACCGCCTCGATTAATCAAAATAATTTGATTTATTATATTACGCGCCTTCTGATCCGAAGATACCACGCCAGTCAGTGAAGCCGAAAGAATAACGCTCACGCACTTTGTAGCGCACGTTACCAGTTTCGAAATCACCTTCCATGCCTTTTTTCATAGGCGAACGTTGGAACATTTTCAGTCCATCTGGAACATCAGTTGTCACAAAGAACGCATCTGCATCTGTCAGACGACGCATCACATGATAACCTTTTGGCAAGTAGCCGCCAGATTTAATCGCATTGATGTCATTGTCCGCAGTACCTGTGCGAAGTTGTGATTCCAACAAACGCTCTGCAACAAAAGTGTAAGCTGTTGGGATAACCAACTGCGTACCTTGAGCGGCAATTCTAAGACCACGATCATCTTTCATATCCGCTATTTGGATAAGAATTGACTCTAGTGATGTCTCAGACAAGTCAGCCGCAGTTGCTAACGTGTTAGACTGGTTACCATTTTGCGTTGGGTGAGATGTACTTAAAAGAGTAGTACCATCTCCACCATTTGCAGTTGTTGCGTTATTTAAAACATTTGCCGCTTTGATTTCCTTAGTGGAAGCCATTGAGCGTGCAAGTGCTTTTGTATAACGAGAAGCGATTGAGCCATACTGACCATCTTCTTCAGCTTCCTCAGTGATTGAGAATGCCAATGCAATCGTTTCGTGTTGGTAACGTGCAGTCCATTGTTGAGACGCAGAATCATATGATACAGCAGATCCTTCGTTCTTTGTTGGAGCAGAACCGAAGCCAGATAAAAGTACATCTTCTTCAAACGCTTTTTGTGAAGTGTTTGATTCAAAGACTGCTTCGTATTCAGCAGGGTAACTGTCATATTCGAGGCCAAACAAGGTGTTTAGACCTGGCTCAAGCATTTTAGCAAAACTTGCTCTATTCATAGCCATGATTTAAATCCTTCCTTAAATACCAGCGACATTAGTACCAAGAAGGTGTTCGTTAATCGTAACCTCCATGATCGCGTTCGCACCAAAAGCATTGTCAGGTGCATCGTAAAGCGCAACGATCTTGCAAGAAGCTATTCCTGCCGCCATTGTGCCACTCAATTCAAATCCAGATTGACCTGTTAAAGTCGAACCTGCCCCTGCAACAACATCACAGCAATTCATGATATTTGTTTGTGCAGGAGATCCAGCAGACTGTGCTTTAAACACTGTGTACGGATCATCATATACATAAGCAATGATGTCAGTAGCAACTGTGCCTGAAGGCCAATACTCACTGTAAACATATGATCCATCTGAGGCTGTATATGAACAGCCATCGAATACACCAATGTTGTTGGTTTCTGTTGCAGTATGAGGAGTAATAGTACCAGCCGCAACAACAATAACCATATCACCTTTGAAGATGTTTTCTGCAAGTCCACTTGCAATAGTATATTTGTTGGTGCGAGGCGCATTACCGCTCATGTGACGAATCGGGACGAACCCGAATGCGGCGTCTACATTTGCCATTTTTTTCGCTCCTATAGCGTTAGAGTTAATCGCTCATGGCAGAAAGATTTCTACCGCGACTTGAGGAAGATTTCCGTTCCTGATGGATTGGTAATCCGTTACGTCGTCCTAAAGCATCTAGATCACTAGCAATTGATTCATTTTGCTCACCATTCTTACTAGAATAGTATTCTTTCATTGATCTATGCCGTTCTTCTGGCATTTCACAAAGCAACATTCCTTCAATTCCTACACAACCTGCCCACTGTCCGTGATTGATAGTCGGAAACAACTTACTCTTCACAGTCTCAGCTTTGCGTGCTTCCCATCCTTCACGCATACGTTTGTATACGTTGTCTGGCGTATCCTTCCCTTGAATCGAGGTAGCTACCCACCTTTGGACGAAACCTGGACGAGCTTCGGGTGCATCCAAAAGTGCTGGGGGTTTCCATGAGGTTTCTTGACGAGCTTGCTCATCTCTCACAGAGTTTCGAGTTTCGTCTGCGCGCACATTTCTATTCTCAGTCATTATCTGGCTCCTTTTTGACGCCGTATTTCAGCTTCATATTGTTTAAGACCTTTTTCATCAGTGATTCCAAGTTCTCTAGCCATTTTGAGTTGTTCTTGCGACATTCTCACTCTATTGCCCTTGTAGTTTGACGAACCGCCTGTAGTTGGGGCGACTGGGGGTCTACTTTTTGCTCGTGGTCTACTTGGACTTGATCCCGAAGATAACTCAGGAAAAACCTTTTGTAAACGATTGTTTAGATGATCGTAATATTCATCAGAATTTTTGTCGTAACCTTCTAAGTCAAGTTGGACATCAATTGCACGAGCCGCCGCAGTTTCACGCTCAAAGCCAGCGGCATTAAACCAATTGTTTTGTTGCCACCACGACATAGCTTTTTGTGGAGCTGGGTTTTGCACAGCTTGTTGTGCGCGCCCAACTGTTGGAGATACAGCACGTTGCTGTTGTTGTTGCTTTTGCATTTCTGCAATTCGCATAGCCGCTCTCATATCAGCCATTTGCTCTTGGAAATTTACTTGAGCTTCTGTGTCACCTTCCTCCACAGCCTTATGTAAAGCCTGTTTGGTTTGGCTGTAGCGATCATTGAACAGTTGCTCTGCGGATTGCTGAGAGCCTTGCTCTAGTCGCTCTAGTCGTTTCTGAAGCTGTGCATTTTGCTCTTGTATCTGTCGAGATTGTATTTCAGCGTCTCTACGTTGACTGACAAGTTTTTGAATACGCTTCTGGACTTTCGGCCCATAGTCGTCTTCTTCTTGTTCTGGCTGTGCTTGTTGCTTTTCTTCTGCAACATCCTTCGCCTCTTCAGCCGCTTCCTGAACTGGATCTTCTACGACTTCGATTTCAAAATCTTCAGAGCTTCCTTTAGCCCTTTTGATTTCGTCTTCGATTTCTTTCATTACATTGCTTTCTACCATTTGGTTCACCCCACATACGCGGCGACTTCAACACCTTCTGGCAAAATTGATGTTATCTCATCATCATTTAGCAGAAGGAACTTAACGCCTTTTACAACAAGTTTCTGACCAGCATATTTTCCATAGGTTATGCGATCTCCGACCTTTGGACTTACATCGGCACGCCATCGCTTGCCAGTGTCTCTGTCCCGATACGCTAAATCACCCAAGGCGCAAACTGTGCCATGAGCGGTAAGGTATTCTTCATTGTCTTGTGATATTGTTGGCAGATGTAAACCACCTGCTGTTTTAGTTTTAACCTGATTAGGTTGAACCAAGACCTTCCAATTTAAAGGTATCGGCAGTTGCTTTGAACTGATCTCTGAATCAGTTTCTTCGTCTTTATATATTTTGTCATGTTGATGAGACACGTTATACATCCTCTTCGTTTATATTTTTAATCGTTTCGAGGATAATATCTGACGCTTGCATTAAGCCTTCAGATATACCCACGTTTTTTTGATATGAGTTGAAATCGGAAATCCGACCTTCAACCATACTTTTAGCTATTTCTAGCTTCTCCTTCTCCAGATTTTTTCGGATCTGTTGGAGCAGATCGCTGACTGTCATTCTTGACACCTCCTGTCATGGAGACACCTGTAACATGAACAGTTACGTCTTTACTTTCTGAAGCCATTAATATCTCCCTTTTGATTTGGCCTTTTTCTTCTTTACCTTCTTTTTAACTTTTTTAACAGCCTTCTTTTTTCCGTACTTCATTTTACTTCCTCCTTTCATTAACTTTCCAAAACTTGCGCGGTTCATCTGTACATTGCACCTTTCTTAAACTTTGAAAGAATTTTTAATGCTCCTGCCTTCATTCCTAAAAAACCAAGTGGGCCAAAGGCAATAGTAGCAATATCAGATTTTTTACCATCATAGTAATCTTTAAATCTATTATCTTTAGATGAAAGTATATTAGCAACTTTTAATATAAATGGACTACTTGTAATTACACCTTCTTCTGAATCTGAAAATTCATCAGTCTTTCGTGTTTTTTGCAATCTATTGTAAGCATCATAAGAATCTAAAAGCATAGGAAACACAGTTACATCAGATAAACCCATGTCTAAAAAACCACGTCCTTGACCACCAATTAAATTGTCTACTTGATTAGGATTAAGTGGAGTATTTCTTTCAAGAAATACGTTTAATCTATCTCTAGTAGGCGTCATGCTGTTTTGTATTGTGCCTTGCTCTTTCTCATACTGAGCGCGAGGCATACCAAATTTTTGTTCAAACAAGTAGTCTTCGTAATCTACTTCGCCTACACCAGACAATGCACCTTCATCAGCCATTACACACTCCCACCTGACAACTCACGCGCCAGTATCTTTAATGTATCCGCAAAGCCTTTATCTAGCTCTTTAGCGGCTATTGCAAACTTTCTGGGAGAAATGTCATCAGACTTTAGACCACGGCGTTCTAAGAAGCTCTTTGCCGCTCTGATCTCTGCTTGCGCTACTTTTTTAACTGCCGCTTTAGCCATTACATTTGATCTCCGTTTTCGCTTTCACCCATACTATTTAAAGCACCATAACCAATTACAGGTGGAAGTGCATAAGTAGGTATACCCTTTTTAATTACTTGCTCTCTAAATTCTGGCGTTATCTTAAAACCTTTAGTTCTAAACATATCAGTAGTTTCACCTTGAATTGATGGTGGTGACAAGTCTATTTGCTCTATTTGAGCGTTTTTATCAAATTTACCAAGAAGTTTCTTTAATCTGTTCTGAACATCACGTTGATAAAAGTTTACTGCGCCTTCTCTTGGGTTGTCTGTACCACCAACTTTGCCAATAGCACCTATATCGTCAGGAAATGTTAAATAATCAATATTAGGATCATTTACTGCATCCATAATAGATCTATTGAGTGCCTGATCCACCCACTTGTTTTGAGATGATAGGAAAGGTGCGCCTGGATTCTTATAAGATTCACCACCCTCAAAGTGATCATCTTTTATTTTTCTGTATTCACTAACAGTATCGGCAATATCCATTTCAAGTAGCATATTATCAGCATTTAAATTGCCATAATATCTTCTGAAGCCTTCATTTAGCCAATCTACTGGCTTTGAAGCCATATATTCCTGAACATTCTCTACGCCCAATGGTTCTCTAGTCCAAGCGGCTTGCATTCTAGCAGACAGTAGTTCATCAGCTTTTCTTTTGTCATCACTGGCAAGTAGATTTACACCTCTAAACTCGTCAAAGTTGTAAAGTTGTAAGTGCAAAAACTCCAGTTCATCTTCATTCATTAATGATGTATCTAATGGAAGCTCATCTTTAATTTTAAAAGCACTCGCCATGTCTTTAAAGCTATCGTTTTGCTTTGTAGGGTCTTTAATTATTTTGTTTATTTGAAAAATAGCCGCTTCACGCCCAAGTCTACCCAACTCTTCTTCGCTTAAATTATTGGCAAACATCTTTCGATTATTTTCTCTAAGTTTCTTTTTGTCAGCTATCATTTTTTCGTTTAGGTCATTTAGCCTAGAAACTAATATGGTTTCATTGTAGCTACGCGGTTTTCTATCCCCTTTTAGAGCTTGCTGTGGATCTGATTGTATTTCACCTACATATCTAGCAATTGATCCAAAACCTCCACCTGTCTCAGAAGCTGAGTCTACTGGGAAATCTCCTGTACGAGTATGAAATATTGTACCAATATCATCGTCGCCAAAGTGCTTACTGCCAGCAAATTGATTAAAAGGTATTTTCTCTGTAGGATCAGTGTATTGATACAAATTTTCCATGTATCGTTCTGCGCCTGCTGGAAAATAACTTGAATATTGTGTGTCACCTGCTTCAAAACTATTAGGTTGCTGTATGTTAAATCTATTCATAAACTCTGGTGGGTCTAGCAAAAATTCTTGGCCAAGTTCGTTACGAACTCGTCTTTCCAAGTAAGCATCTAATTTATCATCACCTTCTTCTTTCATGGCTTCTAAAAACTCTGAATTACTAAATTCACCAGATTCATAAAATGTTTCACGATCAGATGGGTTAGACTTCATATCATCAAGAACCTCCAACTTAGCCTCATTGACCATAGTTGTATCTTGCATTGCTTCTTCTACAGCAATATCACGATTTTCAAAAAGAGTTCTACCATTATCATTCCCACCAGTTAACCCTTCAGGAGCCACTCTTCGCTCTGTATATAATCTTGGATCGTTTTGACTAAGATATTCAACAATTTCATCTTTGGTAACTTTCTTACCTTCAAAGAAATTATCTGCGCCAGACCACTCAAGCTCATCTGCCTTTGCGCCATTCTTAATCATCATAGCTTTTAACTGTTCGTAAGAACCTTTATTCTGAGTCAAATCTTTAGCCGCCTTCAACGATGGGCTAAACAATTTTGCTAGAGATCCAAAAGTTTTTACTAAGTTAACCATATTACCACGCTTTACATGACCAGTATCTGGCCTTTGTCTTTGGGCCAGGGTTATCACAATTATGACGCGCTCTGAAGCTCTTTCTGCGGCCTGCCTGTGCTTTCTTAATCTTCATATTGGCGTCCCCAAAGGTAACTTTCTTAACTTTATCGCCATCAGTAACATATACAACAGACTTCTTCTTGCCATAAGATGGTTCACCTTTAGCTATTCTGCGTGGCTTGTTTAGAGTTACAGTTCTACCTTGGTATTTTGCCATTATCGTTTAACTCCTAAATTAGTTGGGCTTAGTATGCCATCTTCTATATCTTCAGAACCTCTAAGATATTTAAGTTCTACAGGTATAGTTGACCTACCACTTTCTATGCCTTCAATGATCCTATGGTTGCCTTCAACCACAAATGGCACGCCATCTTCACGCACATGGATAAGAATTGGAGAAGCCTCGTAGCCACCCTCTGCAATACTTTCCCTGAGATCTTGCATTTTTCTTGCGTCAGGTCTAAAGCTCTCTTCACCCATTGAGCCTCTAACATCTACAAGCATATTTGGATCAATTTCTATTGGCTTGCTAAAGTATCCAGTTACACCATCTGAGTTACCTAAGTTTGCCCGATATGTATTTGGAGGCGCATTCTCTTTTGAGCGTTCAGCAAATCTTATTTTGCTTGCAAGCCAATCTTCGTTTGGGTTGTCCACTTTCAGTGTAGGTTGTGCATCTTTGGCAATTTGTATTGTAATTGCGTTAGCTTCACGAGGATCGATAACACCTGAACGAGCGGCAGTTTCCAATGTAGCCTGAATAGCTTCATCAGATGCAGATGCAATGTCATCTGTGTCTATTCCAATTTGCTTTGCAATGTCAGCAAGTTTTTGGTTGGACTTAACATTAAGACCAAACAACTCACGACCCAGAGACATAGCTAATTTACTTAGGGAGCCAAACATTACTTCTTATGTACTTTCTGAATATCAAATGACGCTTTTCTTACAGCACCTTTATGTGGTTTGTATTCGCCCTTCATCAGCTTATAGCCTTTACCAGACTTCATCCAATGGTAACCTTTTGGTGCTTGTACTGTCTTCTTAACCATTACTTCTTGCCTTTCCAACTTATGCGCTTTTTAGATGTCTTTTTCTTAGTGGCTGTTTTACTCGCCTTGCTTTTGCATTGTGCCATAGTTGGTCTACATGCTGGGTAACCTCGTTTAGTCTTTGTGCGTGACTTACGACCACAAGGCTTACCTGTCTTGCAGTCAACCCAACCTTTGCCATTGTTTTGAGAGAACCAAGTTTTTAAGCTGTTACTACTTTTTTTTGGCACTTTTCTTACCCCAATTTTTTGCGCCTACCTTGCGACATTTAACTAAAGCACCTGACCCATAAGCAGAAGGCCATGTACCACCATTGCGTGTGTATCTGCCTTTTACTTTTCTATAACATGCGTCTCGTTTAGCTTTTTTCTTTGCAGGCATTAACTTTTATCCTCTTCGGCAATGTTATTAAGCGCACCAACTCCAGTTCCACCAAGTAATGTTAAAAATCCACCATTTCTTATAAAATTTTGCAAAACTTCGTTAGGGGTTTTATTTTCTTTTATTGCTTTATTTTTAGCTCTTTCACGGATTAATTCCATAAATGTGCCTTGGCTACTTTCAGCAACACCTGTTCTGTCTGCGCCACCCATCCACATATTAGCTTGAACTTGCGCTGGAGTTTGACCTAATTCATCAGCTAATTCGTTTATAAAGTCTTCAAATGCACCATACTCATTATTGTTTGGCATTTGCGCCCATGCTTGTGGCACATCGGCAATTGTTTTACCTGTTTCATCTATAGGTACATTAAGATCTATTGCGCCTTCTTTAGCCGCTTTTTTAAAGTTAAATGATGGTATTTCTTTTTCAACTTTTCCTGATTTAAATTTACGAACTGAAAAATATTGTTCTGCTTCTGGGAATGTATTTATAACATTTTCCATAAAATCATAACCAACATCTGTTCCTGTATTCAACCAATCTGGGTGTTTAGATGCCATTGCCATGTAACGTGTAAAATGCAAGTCAGCCGCAATGTTTCTTCGGTTTCCAAGTAAACTATTTGTAAATCCTTTTGGCTTTGGTTGTTCTGCCCAAGATCCTTTACCTGGAGAAACATCAGGCTCTGGCAAAGCTCCATACACACCTTTTAATAATTTAGATGTGTTCATTTCTTGTAAACCAGCAGTCTTGTGACCATAACCTTTTGGACGTGTTTTTGCTATTTCTTGAGCATCTTTTAAATTTTCAACATTTAATAATTGATCAACATATTCTGGATCATTAAAAAATCTACCTCGCGTTGCCGAAGCACTAGCCATATTCATAGGAACATTAGAACCTGGGCTAGTCGTACCCATAAGATACAAGAACTCTCGCCACTCAGCATCACCTTGTGCTTCACCAAGTTCGCCTACAAACCAATCTCTTAGTTCTTCTGTGTTGTACCAATCATTGCCGCCAATCTCTTCGCCACGGCGAATGTCTTTAAGAAGCTCTGCTCTAACTGGATTTTCTGGATCTCTTAATGCTTCAAGAGAGGTTTGAACACGTTCACTGTAGCCTTTTGCTGGCTTGTATCGGAGGTATGTAAGGTCAGATCTATCTGGAGCCGCTCCACGATATTCTGGTTTAGATCCAGCAGGTGCATCATACATACTTAAAGGTGCAGGAGATGGAGTGTCACCAAGATCTGAAAGCGCACCTATTTTTTTACCTGCATAATCAACAGCTTCTTGTAATGCGCGTCTTCCAAAGTTTAATATACTCATTACTTCTTAGCTTTCTTTTTCTTCTTACGTTTCGAAACAGCTTTTAAATCAGCACCAGTAATTTTCTTTTTATTACCTGCAACCGCCGCTAACTTTTTTTGTTTTGGGGAATACTTACTGTATGGCATGTTAGCCTCCTAGAAGTTTGTTCATCATGTCGTGGACGCTACCGCCATCAAGTTTCATAACTTTTACTTTGACATCTCTGCCATCTGGCATTTCCATCATTTCTTCGTCATCTTCGTACATCATTTCTTCGTCATCTTCATCGTATTCGTCGCCGAGTACATGCTCTTGGTGGCACAACAATAAAAAGTTAACGAGTTGATCATCTGATAGTTCTAATCCATCAGCGTCATGTGGGAAGCCCATTTTCTCTTCAAAGAGAATTGCATTGTCTTCCATGTTTCCGATATTTACTTCAGCCATTTTAACCTCCTAAGTTACTTGGGCGCATTCTAGGCATTGGGGATGTCATTTCAGTCATACCTGCCGCTTCACCAGTAGGTAAATTACCAGCCTCTATGTCACGTTGCCTTGCATCGAACTCCAGACGTTTTTGAGCGGCATATTTTTGTTCCATAAACCTTCGCATTTCTTCTTCACTAAGATTTGTTGGCAATGCTTGGTTCATAGCCAACTCACGTTCAGCTTCTGAAATTGCACCAGAATCAGGCATCGCACCCACAACACTACCAAACATCTCACGTTGGCGATCAGTAAGTGCGCCACCATTTTGGATCATTTTGCCAAGATCCATTAATTCTTTTGCGGATTCTTCATCCATGTCATTCGGATTAATGCTTTGCAGAAATTGCTTTAGCAGTTGAAAGTCAGGGTTTTCTTCGATGTTTGGCATAACTGCCTCCTTTTGTATGTTTTAATTTAAACTAGCTAAATATTCTTCGTATGCTCTATCTTGCGCTTTACCAAAACTACCAGAACTTATTCTTCCAAAATAAGGGCTATCATACACATCCATACTACCTACACTATTAGCTTCATCATTTATAAAGTTTTTGTATATGTCAGAGTCATAAAAACCTTGATCTATTTCAGGTATTAACTCATTATTAAATTCACCTTTTTTATCAGTGCCTTCTGGCATTCTCGTACTATCTTCGTCTTCACTCATTCTTGCGCCAGTTAAATATTTTTCTTCAATGTATGTTCCGTCTGGAGTTTTATACATTACTGTACCATCGTCTAAAGTTTCTTTTGTTAGCAATTCATCAATTCTTATTCCAGATGCGTATCTACGCAACCAATCTGGCATACCTACGCCTGACCCACCTTTGTAGTATCTACTGAATATATCATTAGCAACGTCACTTCTTGATCTATCGTTCAGAGTTGTCTTGTTATCGTCTGATCTACTCATACGATCATCTCTTGCTTGGGAAAAAGTAGATGTCGGGATTTGATCAACTCTGTCTTTTGAACTGCCTCTATAGCTACTTGGATCATAATTTACAGTGGCTGTACCATCGTTGTACCCAACATACTCACCTTTTTCGTTGTATATTGGAGTAGCTCCAGCTTGTAACGCCGCAGTCTGTTCAGCTATAACAGCTTTTCGATCATTGATGCCACCTTCCAACATCTTCTCACCTAAATAGCCACCAACTAAAGGA